CAAAGATTTAATACCCTCAACACTAATATCAATGGTTGGTATGTTGTCAGATAAAGAATTCAAATATGTTTCAATAGCGGTTGTCATTTTGGAATGTATAAAGTTAGTGGTTTATTTTTATATTAAATTAAAAAAAAACAAATCAATTTTTTAATTATTTATGAAATTTATTAATAAATAATAGGCGTTTGAAATGTAAAAAGGTGTAATATGTTTTTATAAAAAACATATTAAAGAATAATGACAAAAAGTATATATTATGTTTAACAAAATTCGATTACTTTTGTTAAAAGGATGTCAAGATATGAATATTGAGAAACAAGTGATTACTCCATCCGTTGTTAGAATATCTGATAAAGCAGAAGATAAATTTAGAGAACAAGGAGATTTACTAAAAATAAAAGGATTTATTACTAATGTTAATAATATACCTAAATTAAAAAAACTTTATTTAAGTATTGAATTCGGTTATACAACTACTTATAAAATACCATTTTCTTTTTTATTGAATTATAATAATAATAAAACAAAAATTTCTAATTATGAAAGTGAAGAATATGATAATTATTTTATTGGATTTCCACAAGATGTATTATTAACACATAAAATTCCTTTAATAGCATTACTATTTTCGCCTTTTACGGTATCCATAAAAGGATTAGATGAAAACGCCATAGTAGATATGGTATTAGATACATATGTTTTAGATGTTGATAGAAGAAAAAAAGTCGCAACTACGGATAAAACTTATAATATAAAAAGCATTAATGATTTTAAAATTAATTTAACGGGTTCTGTATATGAACCGTATAATTTTTGTGATTATGAAAGTATAATTAACCCTCAATTTTTAACACAGGGTATTATTATTAAATTTCCAAAACGAAAAATACTTAGTATATTAATTACTTTTAATGATACTATAAAATGTTTAGATTATGATAATAACTTAATAAATATTTATGGAGAAGATATTGGAGAAAATTTAAGTTATTTTGGATTTAATATTGAAGAAAATTTTATAAGTAATAATTTAATAGGATGTATTAATATGTCCATTTTAGATATGGTTAATGTAAAAATAAGAATATTAAATAATGATGAAGAACCTACACTTAGTGGTAACGACCCTTTAGAAATTTACACAGTATCATGGAATGAAATAAAATATAAAAGTGGATTATGTGGTTTTACATTTGCGTAAATAAAATGGGCGTTTTAAATGAGAAAAGGTGTAAAAATAAATATTATTGGTTAAATGAATTACAAATTAATATTGAAAAGATTACTGACGAATGTAGAGTTCAAAATATTTATATGTGTAAAAAAGACGACTATAAAGATTTTGATATTATAAGTTAAATGAGACTGACGAGACCATAAATTTAAAAACTAATGTTTTTTATTGAGGACCCACACCTAATTCTAACGGAATTCTTTGAAAATCTGGAGAAATTGTTGTCTGGTTCCAGGGCCCCACATTAAGCTGTGGATTTGGTGGTTCCGATCTAATTTGTAAGTTAGCATTTCTTAAAGTTTGTCCGACAGTATCGATACCAATATGGTATCCAGCCTTTAACAAATTAACGTTAGCGAGTTCGCCCTTACCAGAAGGATTTAATTGGGCCCATTGTGAGTTGCTATCTCTGGGTAACAATTCGGCGGGATTTTGGATATTAGGGGTAGAGCAAGATGAAGGGACACCAGGTGTGCTAGTTTGGACACCATTAGCGGAGGCAAAAACTTCGTTTCCATTAGGGTCAGAAGGCTTTACACCAACACTAGCCATAGCATTGGTATTTTTATATTGGGGTTGCATTTGCGAATTGTATTCGTTACCAGGTAATCCTTTAGAGCTTAAATAGCCAGCAAATATTGTAACTCCATATGCGACAATTAATAAAACTATAATAGCTCCGATTCCATAGTCATTCCATAGCTTTTTTAGAGACAAAGACATTATATAAAATTAATGATAAAATAATTTTTAAAATACATATTAATTATTCTAAACATTTGGATAAAAATAAAATACTTATAATCCTTCTAATTCACTTTCTGAAACATCTTCAATTTCGGCATCAAAATCACTATCACTATCATTGATATTATCGATTAAATAAGTTTTCTTAATATTCTTCGCTTCCAAATATGCTAATATCGCATTTTTTTTCGCCTGTTTCGCTTTATTTCTGGCTTCCTTATAAAGTTCAAAATAAACTTGGTTTGGTTTTTTTAGTTGAATTGTTTCTAAATTCTCTAGCTTTAAATCGACATTTATTTCTTCTAATGAATTTGAGTTTTCTTCAAAAACTTCGTCCAAATCTTCTATTTTTATGTCTAAAGATATGTCTTCATCTTTTTCTTTTTTTTTATCTTCTTTTAAAAATTCATCTACAGATTCTAAAATAGTGTCTTTTTTATTATCTGTATCTATACTTTCAATTACATCTACATCTTTATCAGTATCTATGCTTTCGTTTATTTCGGTATCAACATCTATAATATTTTGTGTATTTCCTAAAGTATTTATAGGTGGAAGTGCATTAATTTCATTAATAGTTTTTTTGTTTTCGTTATTAATATTGTTTTCGTTATTAATAATGTTTTCGTTATTAATATTGTTTTCGTTATTAATATTGTTTTCGTTATTAATATTTTTATTGGTTTTAATTAAACAACTGTTAAATATAGGTTCATTATTTAATACCATAATTTGTTTTAATTCAATCTCAATCTGAAAATTTCTGGTAGAAAATTTAATACCTTGTATTTCTAAAATAGTAATAATATTAGTGTCTGGTGTAATATCTGTCATACTTAAAGCACGTTCATATTCGTCGTAAATATTAATAGAAGGCATATTTGAAGAATTATTTTTTACGTTGGTTCTTACTAAATAGTATTTACCTGATTTATAAATTTTCATAACAGAATTGAATGCTGATTCTATGTCATTCTCTTCTAAACTATTTTCAAACCACGTATCTTTTTTTCCGTAAATAAGTTTTTTACAATTTTCTTCTAAATTCTCAAACCAGTTTATTAAAATTTCAGAGCCCTTATCAAACATTAAATCGCAATAATATTTTTTACCGGCTTTAACAAAACCCTGCTTAGTAAGACTTTTATTAGTTTGGATATATAAAGGTCTAGCATTATATTCAATTTTAGTAAAATATGCGCCTCCTTGTATTCCTAATGGATGCGATAAAGATAATTTTGTAAAATCAAAAGAATCATTGGGTTTAATTATATTTTCCATTATTTAATGAAAATATAGAAATATTTATACATTTTAACACGCATAAATAAAAATAAATAAATATTTATTATTTTTATGAAAGAAACTTTAGTTCAGCAATGTTTAAATATTTTAAAGAGGGATGATATAAAAACAGAGATAAAAACTCTTATTAAACCTGTAATAAATATTGTATTATATGAAATAAAACCATATATTTATATAGTGGCGACGTTATTATTAACGATTTTTGTTGTTAATTTAGTTATGTTTATAATATTAATGTCGTTATTACTCAATAAACAATTTATTCCAAAATATTTTAATGTGGGTAAAAATGTCTAAGTATTTTATTATATTTAACAAAAATATATAATTTAATTTTTATTCTCATTCATTTATATAAATGACAAAAAGAAGAGGAAGTCATCATAAAAGAGGCGGTAGCCATAAAAGAGGCTGTAGCCATAAAATGAGAGGAGGTAGTAATTATAGTTCAGCTGCTTCTTATGGTAGTTACGTAAACGGAGGAACAAACGCTCAATTTGACAGAGTTTTCGCCCAAAATGGAAACCCATCAAATATAATTTTTGGGGTTCAAGGACAAAACGCTCAGCTCGTAAACCAACCAACCCCGCAAAATTTACAGTTAATCCAATCAGGAGGGAAAAGAGGAAAAAAAGGAGGATTATTAGGAATAGGACCTGTTTTACAACAGGCAGCTGTTCCTTTTACTCTTTTAGCATTAAACAACGGATATCCCATTAAAGGAAAGAAAGGTGGCTCGCTCGGTTTGTTACCCCTTTTAGAAAAAGGAGTTGTTCCTTTAACTATTTTTGGAATGCATAATTATTATGCTAATAAAACAAAAAAAAATCGTTAAAAAATATATAAATATTTAATAACTTTTAAGTATTTAATTATAAATTTATATTTTATTATAAATTTATATTTTATATTTAATAAATGAGTTTTAATAGCCAAATACAGCAATGGGTCGCTTATGATAACCAACTCAAGCAACTAAATGATAAAGTAAAAGAACTTAGAGAGAAAAAAAAAGATTTGGAAGAAAATATAACGGCACACGTATCAAATAATAACCTAACTAATTCTACAGTTCAAATAGGAAATGATAAATTAAAATTTACAAACATAAGAGTTACAGAACAATTAACGTTTAAATATTTAGAAAAATGTTTAGGAGAAGTAATTAAAAATGAGTCACAAGTAAAATTAATAATGGAACATATCAAACAAAAACGTAGTTCAAAAATTATTCCTGAAATAAAGCGGTTTAATAACAATTAAATATTATATAACTATTTTATATATGAGCTACATTGATGGCGGAGATATGGTTTTTAATAACGATAATGATAATAATATACATACAGGAGGATTTAGCGTGAATTCAATATTAATGAAAGGTGGATTCTCTCCAATAATAACGTTAAATGGAGACAAAAACCAAAACCAAACAGGTGGTTATCAAAATGTATCTGATATTTTTAATTCATTAGTGGTTCCTAATTGGGCTTTGTCTTACCATAATAAAATGGCAGGAGGAGCATATAATGATAGTAGCGATGATGAAGAAGACGATAGTAAAGAAGATGAAGAGACTCAAGGGGGCAAAAAAGTAGTGAGCGAAGATATTCACGACAAACTTATTAAGCTTGTAAGCGAACACGAAAATACGTATAAACAAAAAAGAAAAAAATTATCTAAAAAGTTTTTAAAAGGAAACAAAAATAATAAAAGTAAAAGAAATAAAATAAAAGTTATAAAATAATAAAACTATTACATTAAATTATACATCTAATATAATATAATATGCTATTTAGAACATATGAGCCATATGAAGAAGATAATAAAGAAGAAAAGGATAAAGAAGATGTATGTTTTATTTGTTATGAATTCGTTAACAATAGTAACTATAATGATGATAATGACGCACTAATAAAACTAAATTTAAATCCATATTATTTTAAATTATGTCTATGCGATGGGTTTATACATAAAAGTTGTTTAAAAAAATGGCACGAATTCAATAATTCTTGTCCTATATGTCGTAACAAATTACTTAAAAACGGTGAATATACTGTAGCTATATTAAATTACTATGATGGATTTATAATAGTTAATAATTTTTGTATATATTTTTTAAAATTAGAAAAAACTAAACACTTACTCCGTAATTTACGTGCTTTGTCCTACATATTGTTTCAAGTATATTGTTGTATAAAAATTTATATACTTATGACTTTTATTTATTTTTTATCTTTTTTTTTGGTTATTTTGTTACAAAGTACGCTTTCATAATTCACTCCAAATATTATAATTAAAAGGCGAAACTAATATTTCGTCTATTTTATTTTTCCAGTAGTCAACTCGCTTTTGAAACGCAATGTCTTGTTTATTTTCTGGATATGGAGTAGCTTTTTCCATTAAATCCTCTTCTTCGCCAGTAATTTTAGGTTTATATCCATAACAATTTACGCCAAATTTTACTTGCGGATTTGCTATATAACCGCCATTAACACCAGTTCTTCCGCAATCGTGTTCGTGTCCTTTTATCGTCTGCAGTCTGTCAAAAGTGCGTTTTTGAGTAGGAAATAATGCCATTTGTCCCTTCGACCATCCATAATTACACCATTCCGCGCCGTTATCATATGCTTTTTCTATTTGGTCGTATGTAGCTATATTCGCACCATATGCTTTACAGACTGCTTCCGCATTTTTATAATTATAATAGTTACCAGGTATATTAAATACTTGTTTTCTAAATTTTATTTCTGGAACTATAGAAGGTTCATATGCCGTTTGGTCGACAACTATATCCACCTTTGGTTTTGAAGTAAAAAGGTCTTGGACGTATGCCGTAACATTTATACTAAAAAAATATTGAAAAGCATTTACTAAAATTAATAAGACTAAAATAACTATAATTATAATACTTATTATATTCCATCCGCCTTTTCGTTCCGAATCGCCTATTCCGTCATTATTTCCATTTACTAAAGAAGAAAATAAAACGTAATATGCTACTATTATTAAAAATATAATAATAAATACTATAGGATTTAATACATAACTATTTAAATAATTATACATATTTACTGGATCCGTTGTTGATGTTGTATTTACTACTTCCATTTATATAATATATAAATAGTTAAAAAAGATTTTTAATTTGCGGGTTTCTTTCTATAAAATAAACAATATGCTTTTGTAGAAATAATAGATTCATTTATTCCTACCTCACTTACGCTAGTGTCGTTAAAGTGATACCATTTGTTATTGGCATTTTTAATATAGGAAGTGTAGTGTCCTCCTAAAACATTTCCGCTATGGTTACACACACCGTATAGTTCATAAATGTAGCGGTCTTTTTTATATCCAACAATGTATTTTGATAAATCTAAATTATCTAAAGGATATGAAACTAGCGTTTGCTTCTTTTGTCCGTTAGAATTAAACCGCTTTAAGTCAATTACTAATATATTTGGGAAGGACCAGAAAACGATTTTTTTCCTGATATTTTCTTTTCTCTCTGTTTTCTCATTATACCACGCATTATCACCTTCAAGAACCTCTCCTTCAACATAAAGATCAAAGCAATCTATTAGGGATGGCGATTTATTATTTAATGGAATCGGTAAATCAAGCATAAAATAAGGTTCAGGCGTTAATTTTAATGTATTGCCTGTTTCTAGACTCGTTATTTCTGATACGTGAACTCCGTAAAATAAATTCCATATTTCGGAATAATCTTTTGAATACATATTTTTAATCATATTGAAACACTCAACCGCTAAATTGTCCGTTTCGTTCTCGGGTGTTCCTGAAATAGTCATTACTACTTCTCTCGATAAAGCATTATGAAAACAATCAATCAAATATAAGAGGAACTCAGGTAAATCATTTTGAGAAAATCCTGTAAATAACTCTAAACATTTTATTCTGGCTATTTTTTGGATAGTACCTAAAAACTTACAAGGTGACACGACACAGTTATTAGTCCATAATATTTTTCTTAATTCGTCCCATTCTAATAAGAGGGCAGAATCAACTTTATTATTTAATTTTTTTTTATATGTTTCTTTTTCCAAAAAATCGTTTAATTCATAAGTATGAGATAGTACTTGAACGCAAGAATTAATAAAACAAGTATTTCCCAAGTTAACCAAACCACTAAGACCTTTGCCACTATATTTTTCACAATTAAACATTTTTAAGATATATTAATTAGTTGTAATACATTTAAACATATTTAATATATATTATATAATGAGCGGATTTTCATCAACAAATACAAATATGAATGTAAATATGAGTAACGAACATTTATTGCTTATAAATATACTCAATAATATGTATAACGATAATTTAAGGCAAATAAATTTATTGACCGAATACAACAATGATATAAGGAATACAATAACAAGTATATTATATCCTAGACACAGTAATGGTACTCGTAACAGAACTCGTTATAGTAATCAAAATATATTTAGAAATAATACAACTGTCGACGAATATAGCTTAACTGTTCCACTTTTTGATATTCGTTTAACAGATTTAGAGAGAAACAATAATACTACTGCTGACACAAATAATTTAATGGGACTGTTTCGAACATTTTTTGAACCTGTAGAAGTATATCCAACACAGTCGCAAATTGAAGCAGGAACAAGACGAGTAAGATATTGCGATATTGTTACACCCAGAAACAGGTCCTGTCCGATTTCTCTCGAAAATTTTAGTGATAATGATATGGTTACAGTTATTCGTCATTGCGGACATATATTTAACACAGAACAATTGAATACTTGGTTTAGGTCACATTGCGCTTGTCCTGTATGTAGATATGATATAAGAAATTTTAATGAAACAGCATCATCTTCTGGTTTGTTTAATACAGATACAGATGTGTCGAATAATTTATTAGAACAAGAAACGTCTAGACCTCAAAGAAGACAGACAAATGCAAATAATATTTCTACAGAAAATGTAGAGAGAACTATTGATACGATTAGCCAGTTACTTAATAGCGAAAATTTATTAAATACATTTCGCGATATTTCTGGTAATAGATTAACCGAGTTATCAGACCCTCAAACCTTGTATAATTTAATATCAGCATTTCGTAGAAGAAGATAATAAAAAAATATATTAAATATAATTTTACAATTATATTTATATTTAATAAATGGAAAACGAAGAACAAGACCAAGAAGTTACTTATGTTGACGAAAATACTAATGAAAATGAAATTCAAAAAAATACAAATGCAACCGCAACCTGTATAAAAAAAAATGTAATAATTGTTTTTAAGGTTTCAGGTGTGTATATTTTATGGATTTTATTACACTATTTTGCCTCACATTTATATATTTTTTATTGTGTTCCAAATACATATATTGGATTTTTTATGTCGCCATTTATGACTATGGCGCCGCATTGCCAAGGATTAAGATGGATCGTATATAATGGTGCGGACATTATTGATAATATGTGGATTATACTGGGAACTTGGGTATGCACGAATATATTGATAATTGGTCGTAAAAAATAAATAAATGAAAAAATATTTTATAATGGTTTTAAATTGATTTTTATATTTAATGACAAAAACCACATTTTTTATAGTAATTTTACACATTTTCTCATTTAAATTGCCCGTTTAACTAAACGGAATAAACAAATTTATTTTATTATTTAATAAATTATCATAATGCGTTTGAATATTTGTATAATTATCTGTAACCCATCTTCTAAATTTATTTATAGTTATTTTTTTATCTTCTCTAACTAAATTAAATACAACTTCATAAATATCATTTATTTCTAGCATTTCATATTCAAGGTCATTAAAACCTTTCCAGTGACAGAATGGAGAGTAATATAAATAATAAGCGCCTTTTTTTATATCTTTGCTAACATTTATATAAGGTCTTAACGATATTTCTACATCTAAATTAACTACAGCATCTTCAAATAC